GAAGGGGTTCGTTTGTGGTATTTTCTATCCGAAAAATTAATTCCGAAAAGGCAGGCATGGTAATGAGGTCGGCCAAATGATTCGCCGTACTCCCCAGCCATATAAAAGCGTATTCCGATTTTACCTTCGTGCCATCTAAAATGGTCTCGGAGTGTCCTAATGAAGGTTTGAAAGTGGTCATAGTTAAGAGACAGGTCTTTTGGTAAGTGTTCGTCGTTATAGGTGAGTGTTACAAAGCAATTTTCTTCATGCATTTGGGCTTCGTGCATACAGCGCACTGCCCATTGTCTGCTTTTTTCTAAACGACAGCCGACACATTGCCCACAGGCAAGTGTCAGAGAGTGTGATACGTCGCTTTTCCTATCGGTAAAAACGACGGTGCCGTCTACATTTCTGTAGGCCGGCATTGGTTTAAAACAAGGCATAGTCAGGTTCCTTGGGTTGTTTCAGTTAGAGGCGGTATCCGCCTCGCATAGGGGTGTTTCTCATGTTAGGTGACTTCGTCTTACTAACATTCTTTCTAAATGATCGTGCGCTCTTAGATTTGCTTACTCGTTTTCTGTACATTTTTTAACCCCGTTTTTGTTAGTGATACTAGTTGTGTTAGGTGGTTTATTCACCACCTGTACCAGTTACATCAAGTAGGTAACTGGTACACCCCTTATTCAGGGGTAACGGTGGCTTCAGTTTGAAGCAGTTTTGGCTCCTCTTTAGGAGCATTGATTAAGCCTAAACTGACGGCTTCATCATAATTTTTCTTGTCTTGCATGAAATAGACAAGTTCTGCCGGATCATTATTGAATCTTTTACGAAGATTCGACGGCAGTAGGTCAAATTCGCGCTCAGAGGCGATAATTTGGTTTAGTGCAGTGTGATAGTCCACTGCGTCAGAAAAGTCCGGATATAGGGCTTCTGACGTGTTTACGGGCAATTGCCCTGTTTTACCGAAGCGACGTAAGATTTCGTTAATGTCGCATTCTTCTTTATGGTGCTGCTGCGCCCGAGTTGGCTCCTGACAGCTCAACCCGGACGCATTAGATGCAGCGTTGTGATCGTAGTTATACTGCGTGCGCATAAATACAGGCGCCGCAGGTAAGTCTTTAGTTGATTTTACGGTAATTTTCATTTCCCTTTGTAGTCATTATAGAGTTGTGCGGCAGAATTGCCGAGGTGATAGCCGAATCTAGCGGCTTGTCCTGAACCAAAAGTACCATAAGGCGCACCAAGTTGTTCGCTTATGGTGCGTTCTTTTAGGTTTTTAGCGTTTTCATACGCTTGTTCGGCCGATGCGTTATTTAAGGCCATTTGAGATAGTGCAACTTTATCTTGAAGTTTGTAATAAGGCGATTTCAAAATCTCAGTCGTTGTGAGCTGACGTTTATACGCAGCGTCCGCCTCAGTATTATCGATTTGAGCGCCAGTAAGTTGCATTTGGGCTTGTTGATTTCGTACTGATTGCGCTTGAACAGCACTTTGGAAAGCTGAATTAGTAGAATTACCTAATACGTTTTCCATAGTCGCAGTGGCTCCTTGAGGTGTAGATGCTCCGCCTTGTGTATAGGCGAGCATAGGATTAAGGCCTGCAGCCTTTAGGTCTTTAACAGACCTTTGATAGGCAGTTCCAGACATATCTGATTGAAACGCCATCTGTTGTTGAGCCATTTGTTGATTGGCTTTATTGGCGGATTGTCCGCCGAGGTAGGAGCCAACGGCTCCCATGGCTGCGCCAACCCCGGGGTTTATGAAAGTGGCTAGCGGAGCTAACTTGCTAGCCGTATTTGTTACTGCGTCTAAGATTCCGCCGAACATAATTAGAAATGGTCGATTAAGCCAGGTACTGAGTACATTGGCATTGGTCGTGCCATCTTCACGTCGAAGAAAGCGTCAAAAATGAACTCTTGTCCAAGGGCTGCCTCGCCTACGGCAAGCACTCGCTCCATTGGTGGACGATCTTCGATGAACGTATCGTTCAAAGTTGGTAGTCCTGTAAAGTTCTGAGCAAGATGCCAAGCATCAAGTGTACCAGTAGTAGTAGACCTAAATAAACCGGTAATTTGTGAAGGTTTATGACGATATTCAGCCCAACGTTCTTGGTATCCGAATACGTCTTCGTCTGCAGCTGTTCCTCTTGCATAAATTTCCTTATTAAGAATTGCTTGTTCGCCTAAATGTGCAAAAGCAGGGAAATAGAAGTCGTAACGTGTTGATCGGCTCCACATTTTGTGTAAGCCTTGTTGATATGTTAAATCTGCACGGACTGCAACCATGCCAATAATAAGGCCGTGCTCAACAAATGATTGAGTAAAGCCGTGGCCAGTAGCCAAGGCTGTGCCCATAGCAGCCAACGTGCCGAGGGGTGTTGACGACCCAGTAACAGTAGAACTTGATGTCTGAGCCACTGGATTGATGTTGATAGAGGTGCTACCGCCGCCAAGATATTCAGGACGTTGTAAGCGAGCGTCAGGAGAAACGACGCCAAAATGAGAACGAATAATTTCTGTATAGCGTGTGCCACCACGTGCGTCCCTTTCAAGAAGTTTTTGGATTTGGAATGCTTGACGTAATTGGTTGATTGTTGCCGCTGTTGCGTCTGATAAATCTGCATATAGGCCGCCTTTTGGATCAAAAGATATGCCACCAATTCCAGATGCAATAGCTGCACCAAATGTATCAGTTTGTAAGTTAGATGGACCACCAATTGCATTATTGTCTGTATTAGCGGTAAAAACTTCCCAACTTCTAGTTTCGGAAGTACGCATAACTGGAGCTGTTGTTCCCAATGGCAATGAAACGCTCTCGCCTTTCTGAGGCCATGGAAGTGCTGATGTGAAGTAGTCGTGACGTTTACCACGACGTAATAGAACATAGTCGTCTGCATCGTCAGGGCCATCGCCCTTAGGTACAAGTGCTGCGTCTTGTAAATTTTGATCTCGGAACCATTCGTTCCAAATCAAGTTGTACGCTCTGTGCCATAAAGCTGAGTGCTCGATGCGTTGTGTTGGGTCTACCTGACCTACAGTAGGTAAACCCATATAGTCTGATAGTGATAGTGGTTCGTATCCGCCCACTGGTGATGATACTGTTGGTATCAAGTAATCGGTGCTTTCGCCCGGATTGTTTTGTTCGCCCATGAATTTTTGCCAATTGTCCCAAACCAGACGGTTAGGTACAAAGAAGAAAAATGTGTCCATGTGCAAGTTATCCATAATTGGATATAGAGGCGTAGCCATACGAGCAAATAATGTGCTCTTTAAATTGACCGTATCGCCCGGTAATACTTCGTCTACATAGATTGGAATTAGTTTTCCCGAGTCGAATGTTGTTTTGTGTGTTTTTTGTGCTACAAATTTTGAGCGTGGGATATCTGCTCGGGGAATCATTGAGAATTTGTGGGTATCTACGGAGCGATTGCGGTGCATAAGTTCCTCTTGGAGTTCCGCCCTATTACTTACGTAATAAGGCGGTTAGTTTTAAAGTGGGTTTTTAGCTTGTTTTCCTAAAATGAGAACTTTAGGTAAATCAAGAGTTGTAATTCGTGATGTTTGGTCGTCATATTCGCCAAGCTCATATAAGTCGAAATCATCGGGGTGATTGTATAGCTGATTGTCAGCATGGTTTCTATTTACCTCATCGGTAAAAGAGCGAATGGCAGAGCCGATCGCAGGTACGAACATAGGACGTCCGTAAGTTTCAGAAGCTCGGTCGTAGACTGTGCAAATGATAAGTTTCATATTTCGTTTTCTTTCAGGTTAGATTTCGTTTTAGTTTCTTGAGTTTTGCCAGTTGTACTATTTCTTTAGCTTCTAGTCTTTCCGGTGTGTACTCGTTTTTGTCTTTCTCTAATCTTTTGAGATGACGTTCATATTGTAAATCATCGAATTCAAAAGGTGCAAGCTTTTGATAGATTTTATCATAATATCTAGGGGGTGTTGCTTTTTTACCACGGACTTCTACAAAGTCGTTAGGGTATACATCAGGTAGATATTTTTTAAGCCATTCTGCGCCGATTCCCGGCTTAAGGCTCATTTTATTAAACTCAGGTTTT